CTTGTTTGTTGGCTGGAACAGTGAACGCAGCCCAGAAGTCAAGATGGTAGTTATCAAAACGAGCGGCAACCAAATCATTAAAGGTAATGTTACACTCTCTGATAAGATTGTGCATCAAGTTAGCAGACCATCTAACCAACAATGATGATCCTGAAGGAGCATATGCTGAATTACCAACAGCAGGAAAGGTAACTCTCAACCAAGTATGAAGCAAATAATCACCAGCACGTGAAACGCTGACAGACCAATCTTGGCCGAATTGAGGAGTTCCAGAAGAGTTGGAAAGTACTACTGGAACTTGGGTAAACCAAGTTGATTTTCTAGTTTCGCGAACGAAATAAGCTGTAGCTTCGAGAGTACCGTAAAGGTATCTTTCAATTTCATCAAAGGTAGCAAGGTCGATAAAACCAGAAGTAAGGTTTGAAGTTGTCAAGGACATTTTATTATATACAAGATATTATTTTTAAATAAAAATTTATTTAAAAAAAATAATGGGCTTAAATGAAAAGATAAAAAAAGAAATATGTGTTCTAACGATATAGATATACTGGTCATAGACGACAATATAAGGAGACAGTTCGAGCGAGATTACAATGAAATACCTATATACCAAGACAGGTTGAATGGCATACTAAAGATACTGGAAACACCCAACTTAAATATAAGATTAAGAGAAATCTTATTGACCAATAGAGACCAAGTTGTCAATAAGATTCATAATTTAGAGATTAAAAGAGATTATAATTTCTATCTATTTGAAACATTGTCTATCATTGAAACTTACAAGGAGATTCTGAAGATACCTCTAAAATTGACCTTTATTGGCAAGCCTAAAAAGAGTAACGATGAAAAGAAAAACCTAATAGCACGATACTTATCTGTTGCTAGGAACTACTACGATATAAGCAATGTCGAAAACAAGGAAGATGAAAAAACATCTTTTTCAATATCATGTTCGAACTGTGAAAATGTAAATAGTAATCTATTCGATATTATCGATAATAATATCTACATTTGTAACGTCTGTTTTAATCAGCAAATTGTCATCAAATATAATTCATCTTATAATGATATCGACAGGGTGAATATAGCTTCTAAGTATATCTATATACGAAAGGTTCACTTTAGAGATTGTATTAATCAATATCAAGCCAAACAGAATAATACTGTTCATCCTGATGTATATAGAGATTTGGAAAGAGAGTTTTTCCAACATCATCTTCTATTAGGTGATGAGAATACTCCAAAAGAGATTCGATTTTCAAGGGTAACCAAAAAGCATATTCACATATTTCTGAAAGAGCTTAACTATTCAAGTCATTATGAGAACATAAATCTAATTCATTATGTTATGACAGGAGTAAAGTCAGTTGATATAAGTCATTTAGAAGAGCAACTACTAGATGATTTCAATGTTCTAACTGAGTTATATAGCACAATTAAGCATATCAAAAGGAAAAGTTTTATTAACTCACAGCACGTTCTGTATCAGCTTCTTCGTAGACATAAATTCCCTTGTAATAAGGATGATTTTATAGTATTAAAAACAACTGATAGGAAGTGTTTCCACGATGAGATAACAAAAGAGTTGTTTGAGACTTTAGGGTGGAACAGTGAACCATATTTTTGAATTACAATTCAGTTTGATTTGTAATTTTACTTATTTCTAATTGAAACTGTATAACAATTTAAATTAGAACAAAAGCATCGTCGAATATTTTTTTACAATAGGGAGATATTTGTAGATATAATGAATTCCAATTAATTCGCGGTCTCCTTCCTTGCTTACGTTGGTCGTCAAATGTTTGTGTCTTATTAACCTTTATATTTTTCCATTCATCAGACACATATTTAAGTTCAACTCGATAAACAATATATCTAGCGTCAAGAAAGTATATTTCATCCCATTCAGAAGAAGGAGTAAACGATATTGGTCCATCTGATGTAAAACATTTACACTCTAATTTACCTCTTACTTTTGATAAGAGGTCTCCATTTTAATTATTAATCAATAAAGGAACTAATCGATTAGCTATTAAACTAACAATTGGAACTGATACTGCATTTCCAGCTAATTTATATAGATTCATATCTGATAATCCAGATAAATTATAAGTTGATGGAAACCCCTGAAAGTTAAAACATTCTCTTGGAGTTAACTTTCGAATTCCTTTATTATCTCTAACTATAGGAACGTTATGTCCACCAGAACCCATATTTGCAGTTAGAGTCGGGCATTCATTACTCTTATTTTCTCGAACATATACACGTCGATATTGATATACAGTACCTATTTTAATATCTGCATTCGATAGTAGTTCCCAAGTACTAGAACTGTTGGTATAGTAATATTTGTTTTGAATATTCTCTTCCAAAAATTCAGTTATTTTCTTTTTCTTTTTCTGTTCAAATTCAATACTGAACTTATTAAATACATCTTTTGATTTAATACATACTATGTATATCCTTTCTCTATTCTGTGGAATTCCAGTCAATTGTGATGTGTTCAAAATACGATAGCATACTGAATATCCTCTTGATTCTAGATTTTCTAATATTGTTTTAAACGTATTTCCATTATCGTGAGATACTAAATTCTTTACATTTTCCAATATGATACAGGCTGGTTTATGATGTTCTATAATAGATAATATCTTCCAAAATACATTTGACCTTTCATCGTTAAATCCTTCTTGATTACCAGCTATAGAGAACGGTTGGCATGGAAATCCACCGACAAGAATATCGTGACTTGGAATCATATTGTTTTCAATATCATTTAAATTAGCGCATGTTAATTGATGTCCGAAGTTATTATTATATATAGTTTCTGAATGTTTACTCATATCATTTGCAAATACAACATCAACTAATCCTGTATTCTCAAACGCATATGTGAATGCTCCTGTTCCTGAAAATAAATCAATCATTTTCAATTTAGCCTCTTGTTTAGCCTCTTTTGAATGTCTCCCACATACTCTTTTCCCATCACTCCTTACTAATTTAACCTTATATTTACATTTTAATCCCGTAGATTTAACATATTCTTCGCAAATAAGTATTGTTGTCATTTAATTATCCAACTAAGTTATTATTTAAATTCAATTTCATATTGTAATTTAAGGCTGAATCAAATAGTATTAAAATTAATAATGTGTGGAATTTTAACTATACTTTGCGAAAATGAACAAAACCAGCTTGATATGGTAATGAAAAGTTATGATATGTTGAGTAATCGAGGACCCGATTGTGGTACCTTGATTATGAATAGACAAATGATTCTTGGATTTCGTAGGTTAACTATTAACGATATGACTACAAAGGGCAATCAACCTTTTCGAGATGGAAATATCAGATTACTTTGTAATGGAGAAATTTATAATCATCGTGAGCTCGAAGAGACTTACGGTTTGCAATGCGAATCAAAAAGTGATTGTGAATGTATATTACATCTATATAAGATGTTCGGTTTCACAAGAACAATTGAACTATTAAATGGAGATTTTGCAATTGTATTAATTGATGGTGAAAGAGTGTATTTTGCGCGAGATTGTATTGGTGTCAGGCCTCTTTTCTACGGATTTACTAATGATAACAATTTTGCTGTTGCTTCATATGCAAGAGCGCTTACTGGTTTCTGTAAAGAAGTCGTTCATTTTCATCCTGGAATTGGAGAGTATTATAAAGGAAATATTGTAACAGAAACATATGCAGATATGTTTAATAATATTTCACCTTGCTTTTTGAATGTAAATGAAATACGTAAAACAATATATGAAACTTTAACAGAAGCAACAAAATTAAGATTAATGTCGGAAAGACCAGTTGCTTGTTTATTGTCAGGAGGATTGGATAGTTCTGTTATTGTCAGTATCCTGTGTAAACTGATAGGACCTCAAAATGTCCGAACCTATTCAATTGGAATGGAAGGTTCAATTGATTTAAGATATGCAAAAGAGGTTTCTAATTTCTTGGGGACAGTTCATACGGAAGTGTTATTTACTCCAGAAGAAGGGATTGCTTGTATTCCAGAAGTGATTAGAGATATCGAAAGTTATGATATTACTACTATTCGTGCTAGTGTTGGAATGTGGATGTTAGCACGATATATTAGTAAGAATAGTACTGATATTGTAATATTGTCAGGTGAAGGTTCAGATGAGTTATTTTGTGGGTATCTCTATTTTCATTATGCGCCGTCTGCAGAAGAGTTGGAAAAGGAGAGTTTTCGTTTGGTTGATAGGCTGTATGAGTATGATGCATTACGAGCTGATAGATGTGTATCATCTCATGGTCTTGAATTGAGAGTACCCTTCTTGGATAAGAATATGGTGAAACTATGTTTATCAATTCCTGGAGACATTAAATCCCCACAACAAAAGATGGAAAAGCACGTTTTAAGAACGTCATTTGTAGATTCATTTCTCCCTGATAATGTGTTATGGAGACGAAAGGATGGCATGTCTGATGGAGTTTCTGGTCTTGATAAGAAATGGTATCAGCATATTCAGGAGTATGTCGATACCATTATCACAAATGATGAATATGAACCATATAGGAATCGGTTTCCAAGCAAGGAAGCTTATTACTACAAAAAGGTATATGATGAACAGTTTCCAACCTATCAACCAGTATATGAGTACTGGTTACCAAGGTGGGTTGAACATGGAGGTGACCCGTCTGGTCGAATTCTAACGGTCTTTAATGAATAATTGAAATATGTGGTTTTGAATTTAAAATCAAATTCAAAATCTGATAAATGATATCTCTTCTTTCTGTTTGTAGTAATATATTTGAATTTGTTTTTTTAATATTTACTATATATAAATGGAAACATATGAATATGAAGAAAATAATATGGAAACAAATGAATATGAAGAAAATAATATGGAAACATATGAAGAAAATATGGAAAATCCATATGAAGAAAATATGGAAAATCAATACGAAGAAAATAATATGGAAACATATCAATATCAACAAAATAATATGGAACAAGGCATGAGAAATTACCAGAATTACTGCAATAGTGTTCGACCTGAGAGAACTCAGTTCGATAAAAACATGCAAAATATGTGGTGTCCTAGTTGTTGTGGACCTACCGGACCTACTGGTCCTACCGGACCTACCGGACCTACTGGTCCTACTGGACCTAATGGTAGAAATGGTAGATATGAAGGACTTAATACTGCTAGATACAGTTCTGCGGTTGAAGAATTGGATTTCCGTGGTAATGTTAAGGTCGCAGGTGTAAATTAAGAATCTAATAAATTAAATTGTTTTGCAATTTAATTTATCCAAAAGTATTTTCGCTCGAGATGTAAGAATACAAAAACATATCTTTATCTTTGAATCTATCATATATAATACTCATTGGTTCTGAAGTTGGAGGTAGTTGATTATCGAAGAATATAAAAATAGCTCGTTCTGAGTTCAATTTCATCCTTTTTCTCAGTATATAAATGAATTGTCCTACACTCAGTTCTTGAGGTACTAAATACTTACTTTTATCAAGAGGAGGAATACTAAGCCTAGATGAAGGATGAATTTCAACTATAACCGGTATTCTAGATGTAAACTTATTCATTATGTTTTGAGCTTGTTGTAATCTGATTTCGAAAGTATGCTTTTTTTTAAATTCGTGCAAATCTTTATTCATTTATTATAGATGAATAAACAATTATTTTACCATTGATATAGATACTAATAATATATTTAAATACACTCATACTCAACCGTATGCTTTATCAAATATAACACATATCAGTTCATAATTCATGGGAGAAAATGATAAAGCATAGAATTCTAACTCTATAGCGATAAATTCAGTTTACAAAAGATTTATGATACAATTCAAAAATTAAACTGTAAAATGATTTTTGTCTAAATAAGTTTGAATTTAGGTTTATTTTTAATAGTAAAATAATAACTAAGAGAAATGATTCCTCCTACCAAAGAAACGACTCCGACTTCCATCAAAAGATTGTTATTCATTTATATAATTTGAATTTAATTAAATTCAAATTTGAACTGATTTTAATTAGAAGAAACCAATTGAACGATATTTTCTTCTACCCTTTGAACATCGGCACCCATAATAGTATCTACAAGATTTCCATTAAGATAGAAGTGAAAGCAAGGTACTGCTTGTGGTTTCACTTTAAGTCTTTGATTTGGTAAACTGAGTTCGGCGTTCTCTTTAACAATACAGCAAACACCCTCTCGGTGATATTTGTTGTATAGTTCATTCAAAGGACCAATAATCATTTTACAAGGTCCACACCAACTTGCATAGTTATCAACTACGACTACTTTGTAGTTATTCAAATATTTTTCACGGTCGGCATTTGAAGTGATTTCAGGTAGAATAGAAGTTTCTACCTTTTGCTCGGGGGGAGCGAGAGTTCTTAATGTAGCGTAAGACATTTTATTTAACGACTATATAGAAATCTTTAAATGCAATATAAAATTATATTGCATTTATTATTTGATTCAAAATATGCTCCTACAACTACAACCACCTCCTCCGTTAACACCGCTAACCTGTCCTACTTGACCTTTATATACAGCACCATTCTCAACGCCGTTATTTACAGCGCCATTCGGTATAATGGCAGAACCATATAATACATTTTTACCATCACCGATGTAGTCTTTCCATTCAGGAAGAGACATAGTAACTTTAGGTTCATATCCCTCTGTAATTTCAGGTTCAAAAGGTTTACATGTCCAAGTATTTTTTAGAATAGAATAATTCATTTATTAATAAGAATATTAATAATAATCGTCTATAGTATGCATTCATAATTGGTTGTCAGTCTTGAAAATATAAAATGTAAATACCATTCAACTTTATTGGTAAAGAAATTAGGATATGATTATTCTAAATCAAACGATAATAAATTATTTTATTATAGTTTAAAATTCATCTGTATCTGGAAAGAAGTTGGGAGGTCGATTATCTCCAAAGATAAACAAGCCTGATTTATAGTATGAAGTACCACAGTTCCATCCTGAATTCCTTACATCTTGAAGGATACGTGTAACATATCTATCTGTATCAACTTGTTTCCGTAAGTTGTACTTCTTGAAGAAAGCACCCATGTCAAAGTAATCATTTTCGTCAAAGTTTCGAACCATAAGGAACTTGTAAATCTTACGCTTTAAGGTTTCATAGATAAATTCTTCTCGGTCTTGAGGTGTAACTCGGTCTCGTTGGAATTGCATTTATAACTACTGTATTATTTTTTAAGTTTTATTTGTTTGTATAATATAAAATGGAATCCAAAAGTGATATTGATATACTGGCTAGGATTAAAAGAAGAGGGGAAGTTGAATTGATTAATCTTTTATCAACTCCAGTGAAAAACAAATTGATTAGTGTTTCTGATTATGCAGTTCAACACAATATTGGAAATAAACAATTGTCGATGAATATCTTGAATAATTTAAGTCTTGAAGATATCTATCTAAATGTAAAACAAAGGAGAAATCTGGCTCTAAATTTATCAAAAAGCCTTAAGGTAATTAAGAAGGCAGAAGAGGGAAAGCAATGTAAAGATGTATTATCAAAATATATTACCTTTAAAAAAACATTGGGTTCAGGGTCTTTTGGAGAGGTATCTTTAGGTAGTTTGATACATAAGGTAAGTAATACTAATGTTTACAATCGGTTTGATTTTGCAGTCAAAATGGCAAGACAACTAAAAATTGCAATTTCACCTGAATATCATATTGCAAATTTGATGAATAGATTGGTATTAGACAATAGAGCTCAAAACTTACCTATTATGATGGATTCATATACTTGTGATAGATGTTCTTTCGGAGCAAAAACAATCACGACTAAGAGTGCTAAATGTATATTTTCTGTAAGTGAAATAGCAACAGGTGGAGATATGGTTGAATGGCTTTCTTCAAATCCAACTGAAGAGGCCCTTGATTCTGCCTTGTTTCAAATTATGGCTGGCATACATGCTTTACAACACTATTATTCGATAGTCAATACTGATATCAAGGCTCAAAATATACTCATTTACAATGTCAATCCAGGAGGATATTGGAAATACACAATATATGGCATGGACTTTTATGTTCCTAATGTCGGTAAACTGTTTATAGTTAATGATTTTGGAATAGCAAAAATATATTCACCACAGTTTAAATATTCAAATGAACTTAAAAAAAATGATTTAACGTCTTTAGGTGATAGGACATTCCTGATAAATAATAATAGATTTGATGCATTGAAGAATCCTTTTGTAAAGGCTGCAAAAATTCAAAAGTATGATTCAACTGTAGTTAGATGGGATGATGGTTCTACAATCAATATAAATAGAGTATTATTTAACCCTCATATAAACAAAATCATTTATAATCCAATATTAACAAACGAACAAAAGGACTTGATTGGTTTTGATTCTACTGATTTGAGATTCTATGATTCTCAATTGGCTCCGCCTTTAGAATTTATGGTTGATACACAGGATGTTTTAAGGCTATTTATTAGTGGGAAACGAATGTACCAGACATCTGAACACGTACGATATAAATTGAACCAACAGTTTATCAATCGAGTGAAAAGGTATAATTTAAATAGTGGTGCAAATACAAGTTATCATACATTCTTAATGACAAATGTAGTTCAATCGACAGACTTATCTAAGATGCTATCAGGATATTTCCTGATTGATTACTTTACCAAACAAGTCAACTATACAGTTCAAAAGAGTAAGGACGAGATTATTAGTCATATTAGAACGAGTTAGAAGCAATTGAAATCTAAATTGAAAATAGCAATATTTATATTTTTAAATACAAATATGGCAAATAATAATATGACAAATGAAATTAGAATTCAAAGTTTAAATTGGGATGTTGGTATTCATACTTCTTTTGAAAAGAAGATTTCCAATACACTACGAATAGCGATAGAAATGGGAACCTATTCAACCCAGTTCTTTATGGGTAGTCCAAAGAGTTATAATCGACAGAGAATATCTGATGATGATATAGAAGAAAGCAATCGAATGATAGATAGATTTCCTATGAATATCTTTACTCATTTCCCCTATATAGCAAATCTTAACGGTTCCGTTTCATCTTTAGCTTGGAATGGTGATTCTAAAATTGATGCTACAACCACTTTGATGTTAAATGAACTACAGTATGAATTATCTACCATTTCGAGATTGAATTCAATGACAAGTGGTGTCGTTATACATCCTGGTTGTTATCCGGACAGAGTAGTCGGATTAAACACTATCGCAAAAACGATAAATAAGATTGAGTTCAAGGGAAAAACAAAGTTGCTTTTAGAAAATTGTGCTGGTGAAGGTAGAAAGTTATGTAAAAACTTTTCAGAATTCAAAGTGATTTACAATTCGATTTATAAAGAAAAGTTGAATAATGTCGGTTTTTGTGTTGATACAGCTCATATATGGGGAGAAGGTCTTTATGACCTTAGAAGCATTGATGAAATAAAAAGAATGTTTATTGAGTTTGACAATGAGATTGGAATGAAGAATTTAACACTGATTCATTTAAATGATAGTGAAGTACCATTTGGTTCAAAAAAAGATAGACATTCAGTATTGGGAACTGGATATATATGGGGTTCAGATATATCTTCTCTAGTCTACTTATTGAATTATTGTAAGGAAAACAGTATTCCTATGATACTGGAAACCAATTGTATGAGTATGAATGTATTACAACAGATTCAATGCGAATAAAGAATAATTATATTTTATATTGTTAATCAATATAAAATTTCACGTAATATTTGAACGGTGTTTCTCTTTAGAAAAATACATTTATTCCGAAGTTGATGATAATGAATAAGTTGACGAAGATACAATAGTTAAACATGAATTCTTTTGTCGACCTAATTTCAGTTATCTCTGCTGGTGTTATATATGAATTATTTTTAACCAAACTTCCAATAATAGTGACCATAACGATTACAAGAAGGAATGCAGTCTCATTATATAGATAATCTTTCTTCTCCTTTTTCATCGCGGTTAAAATGAAAATGCTTATACCTGTCATAAATGACATACTTAGGATACCTTGATTGATGTTTTCAAACTTTGATTTTTCAATCTCAAAAGTACCGTTCTCATCATATATGCTGAAATAGTATGATATATAACTCATCAATATGGTAAAAAATAATAAAGATTTAACGAAAGCTAGCTTCTCATTTGTTCTGTTACAATAGTAGATAATAC